ATAATCTTTGAATACTAAATTTATACTTTCGCTTGTATCGGGCTTTGTGAAAGTAAAACTCACACGATTTGCACTTGTGTTTTCTGTTTCATTAAGCATTTCTTTGAATAGTAAATCGTCAGTCACAACTGCTTCAAAAGTAATTTCATATGAGCGTTGTGCAGGAATACCCTCTTTCATATCTCTATGACCGCCCATGTATCTTTTATCCATCAAGTTGTTATTGATAGCAATACTTACTGAATTAACTTTCAAAAATTGTTGGCCAAATGCGCTAAATGTTCCTTGAGAGAAAAAGAATGGTGAAGCATGGTTTGTTCCTGCATTAAAGTTAAACAAATTAGCATTATCTGTTTGACCTGCTCTTGAAACATAATCTGTTTGTAAAGAGGCAGAAGCATATAAATCACTAATACTATCAACTACTCTTGCATTAATATCCATATTCATTTTTAATTCTTCACCTTCGGATGCTTCAATAGTTAATGAATTAACACGGCAACCTCTTGCGATTCTAACAAAGTTATTAGATTCATCAAGAGGGTTTGGACTTGCACCAATATTTGCGTTTGTAGTCAAACTTGCAGGGTCTTTAGCCATTGATTGTTCAAGGCTAAATGAAGGCAATTGGTCGCTATTAAGTTCTTTAATTGTATAAGTAATGTTTTTCGGCCTTCCATCTGTATCAAAATCTACGGTTTGATTATTTGCATTTGATGTAGGAAAAACTGTAAAATCAACAGGAGGAACAAGAGTTGTTCCGCCTTTTACTGTTCTATAAAAGTGTGGGCCTGTTTCCGTGACTATTGCAGTTCCGTCATTTCCAACATTTGTTCCTTCAATATAAATGGCATCAGCAGTTCCGGTTGGAGGCGCAGTATCGGCAGGATAAGTGACTGTTAGATGTGTTTTTCTGGTAAAAGTAATAGCATCCATAGCCCCAAAAGCGTAATAAAGCCAAGCACCTGTATTTGCGACTAAAGCAAGAGAGCCATTATCAGCAGTTCTAATTCCTTTGTATTGGAAAGTAAAGTTTCTTGTTCCACCAAGACCAAGATTCATTTGTTTCAATTCTTGGCTTAAATTAGGAAATGTGACTGATTCCATCAATCCTAAGTAATTATCAGCCAATAAACATTGTCTGCCGCCAACTTCGGGGTGTGGTGAAGGAGAACCATATGCTCTTAATAGTGCATAAGCAGGAGTTCCCGAACCAACATTACTTGAGAGAGTAATGGTATCTACTGCATTTGAAGCAACAGTATGGCTTGAAATTAGAGCATTAGCGGCAGTATAAATATCAATATTACAACCAATGTAAATATTAGGAACAAATTTAAAAACCGCATCAAAAGCATTATCCGGTGTGACTGTGACTGTTGATACTCCACCACCCGTTCCGTCAAGAGGAATATAAATATCCTGTTCGGGTATGAGTGTTGTGCTTGAGCCGCTTCCTAAAAAAATTTCGTTATTTACCATATTATCGCTCCCCTTTCCTTACTAACTTACGAGGGAATGTTTAATGCATATCTTTTTGCTTCTAATGTAATCTTATATCCGAAAAGCCGTTTTGCTCGGTCATTACTTTCACTTCTTGCACCTAAAAATAATTGTTGAAATTTAGAACCGTCACTTGAAGTATAACCGTGCCTCTTGCTTTCAAGCACTCTACGAAGTATCAAGTATATAGCCCTTAGCCTATCTTTGCCATAAGAAGCATCTAATCCTGCTCTTTCATCATGTAAAACTCTAATATGTAAAGTAAATGTATATGATTCATTTCTAATATCATAAGTCACAGTTGGATATTCAATATTTTGTGAATCTTCAAACACAACAATTGTTGCAGGAGTTCTGCTTAAATCAACTCTAACTCCTTTATTAGCCGACATTGTTCTAATATCAATAAAATCCGGAGTAATAGCATGAGAAACACCAATTGTTCCTGCACTTACTAACGCCGTAGCATTAGACGACCATTGAGTTGATAATAGGTCTATAAGAAGAGAGACTTCATCAATGATAATACCTCCTGTTCTATTGTTTTGTTAATATATTTATTATATGACTGTATGGCGTTTTGCATTACTTCATTATCGCTGAATGAAATATCATAACCTAATTGTTCGGACAATTCTTTCATAGCAAGTTGTCTTTCCTTTTCTATTTCATATAACTCATGGAGTTTTTTAACATTTATTTCAACTGCCATGTTAATCAATCCAAGAAATATACAAGGTCGCCTTTACCCTTTAGAATATCCATTCCCTCTTTTCGGAGTATATCATACTTTTCTTTAGTAGAAATATTTGCTCCTGTTTCTGCAATTAATATGCTTTGGTCGTCGTGCCTTATTATTTCAGCCGAAACTAATTTTGTAGCGGCTTCATGTATAGCAGAAGGAACTCTACCATCACCTGCAACATAAGAAACTATTACAGAATTATTAGCATGGAATGGGTAATCGTTGAAAAAGAATATTCGGCCTTCTTCACCAATTGTCCAAAAAGAACCAAGCCTATTCAAATCTTCTTTGTCTGTAAAATCAACAAGATTACAAACTGTTGGTATTGTATCTGTTGCAGTAAAAGTAAGAACATTTGTTCCGCTTGCTGATGCTGGCGCACTTAATACAACATGCGTTCCATCTGTAATTGAAGCAATAGTAATTGTTCCTGTAATGCCTGTTCCGCTAACAGTCATACCAACACCTAATTTAGATGAATCCGCAACAGTAAGAGCAGTTGATGAGTTAGCAGTAGTGCATGATTGTTTTATGGTTGCTTTTAATACACAATCTGCCCCATCATCACCGGAAAGTAGGGAGGAAATGAGAAGTTGCTTGCCATTATTCTTATCTTTTGAGGCATAGAAAAAGTCGGAAATGGATAGATTAGAAGAGGTTAGAGCCTTTGGCGCAGTTGCTCCGGTAAAAGAAGATGTAGCAGAAGGGAAAGATTCATTGATTAGTGCAGTAATCTCATCATTAGTGGTTTTTAATCCAAATGTATTACAAAATTCACTATTTGCTAAATCAGTTATGTCATTCTCCGATAACAACTCAAAAGATACACCGCTATTAGGTAGTTGTAATATGATTGAATTTAAATCTCTAAAATTTTCAAGAAAATGTATTTTTGCTTGCGCTGATGCTAACTCTTCATATGAACCTCCTTGCCAAACTAACAAGGAAACTATTTTTCTAACTTTCATTTGTTTTAGTTGAACAAATCCAACATGGCCACCAAAATATGTTTTATGTGGCCTTCTTGAAAATTCAAAGTTATGGTATTCATCTTTAGTAATAATTGGTCTAAAGGAACGCTTGACTTTATCATCAATAATTCCTTCAACTCTTTTTATTATATTTCCAACTTGAGCAACTGTTGGATAAGTGCTATTTGTAAAAGCAGGTATTTGTAATAGGTTAGCGACTTCTGTTGCATTAGTATAAAATCCCCTGCCTTGTGAATAGTCAGGGTTTATTTCAGTAAAGTCGCTTGGCGATATGGTTGTTCCCATCGTTATCACCCAAATATTTTCTTTAATCTTCTAACATTTCTTTTTAGTTTGTTAATTTCTTTAGACAAAGCCCTATTACCTGCCCCTCTTCTAAATGGATTCAAATTATATTCACCATTGTTGATTACATATATTTGACATTCAACAAAGGCATTCGCAAACAATTCTTCTGCGTTGTGTGAATTAATTGAATCATATTTGTATTCTTGGCCACCGTAAGTTTCCATGCCTCTTATATTAGCCCCCGAAACTCCTTCTTTTGTTTCAAGAACTTGAAGATTAGTCTTGTAATTCTTTTTATCTTCATTAGATAGTGCTTGATAGCCTAATTCGGAAATAGTTTCTCCGGTTTCTTTATGCTTAAATGCCTGTTCTGTTAATTCCATTATTTCTTCGTCTGTTAATGGTTTAGAAACTAATTTGTATTTTTTTCTTTCTTCAATAGGAAGGGCTTTGTATTTTTCCGGTGTTATTCTTTCTTCCGGATTTTCTTTATTTTCAGCATATCTTGTTTTTGAGTATTTTGCGTCTTTTGTTTGTGTTGATAATGCGGTGGCTCTAAAAGTATCTTTAGGCTTTTGTTTTGTTTTAATGTTAGCAAGTATTTTTCCTGTATATACTGCCGTTGGTTCATCAAGATACGGCTTTAATATTCTTAAGAGTAGTTCTTGATTTGCGAATACAAATTCTTTTGCTTCATCAAGTAAATCTAAATTTATATTATCCAATGTTCCGCTTGGTTGCTTATAGTAATAGTATTGTTCACCTAACACAACAATATCTTCATCTAACATTTCTTGAGTCCTTTCTAAATCGCTCAATGCAGTTAAGAAAGCCAATTCACTTTCTAAACCTTCACCACCTATTTTGGTAGTAATTGGTTGTCTTTCCCCATCAACTTCAAATTTATCATCAACTAATTTCATTGGTGTTAATTGTGTTCCTTTAAACAAAGCCCCTATCTTTTTTAGGTCTTTTTCCGTTAAATCAAAAGAATGCTCTATAATTTCAGTTCCTACCTTTAACTGCGATGATTTCGATTTAAAAGTAGCGTTTTGTCCTGTTGTTTCAAGAATATAATCGGCTTTTTCTGCCATTATTTTTCCTTCATCAATAGGAGGAAAAATTATTTGCATATGTGCATCTAATCTTGCATTTTCTTTTTTGTATGCTAAATTCCAACCGTCGCCTTGTGAATTAACTCTTAATCTAACATCATCATCAATAAATTTTTCTAAATCCCGACCATATCCAAGCGTGAACTCACTCTTAGGAAATGCTTCTTCAAAAGGAAATGGTGGTAATTCAACTTTACCTTCTTTAGCAAATTCAAGCGCACCTGCACCTTTTAATCTTGTTAATACTTTAGCATCAGTAAGATTTTCTATTTTTTGGTCGTCAATAAAATCAATATTGGCTTGATTAGTTATTGTTCCCTTTTTACCTGACTTTATATTTGAAAATTGTTTCCAACCATCTTTATTTTCTAAAAGTGGTTTTAGAGGTTGTTGTAAAACTTCCTCATAAATTTTTTTAAATTCACCCATAAACTCTTGTTCATTTAAATTGCTACCTTGAACACTTTCTTTTGCTCGCTTAAATTTAACCACAAAACTTCTATCCCCTGTGCTAAGAAAATCATTCATTTCCGTCTTAAGAAAGTTAGCGGAATTTGGTAAGGATAAGTTTTGATTACCCCATCTAAAAGCGACCATATTTATTTCCCCCTCACATTAGCCATTTAGCCCAAGCCGCACCTTTTTGTATTGCTGAACCTAATCCTAAACCGCTTTGTGGGGGTTCATAACTCATTTGTCCTTGAGCATCAATCCAATATGGCCTACCATATCCGTCTGTTCCATTAGGAGGAATAGGATAGCCTGTTCCATTATTCATAGCACCTTGCATTTGTTGATATTGTTGAGTATTACCTGTTAATCCCGCTACTGCCATACCTGCGCTTGGTTGTTGCATTTGTCCACCGCCACTAAATCCTTGAGATTCTAAATATTGTTGTTTGGCTAATTTTCTTTGATTAACTACTTCTGTATTAATTGCTGAATTTAGCAACTTTTGAATATCCAAATCAATATTCTCTTGAGTAATTTTTTCAAATTCTCTCATAGCATCAGCATTAATTGTTATAGAAGCACCGTTAGATGTAAATGCTAATTTACTAAGCATTTGAGAAACAACTCGTTGAACTACATCTTCCATTAGTTTTTCAAGAGCCGATAAAAATTGTTCACCATGATATTGAAAAAATTCCTCAACATGATTATCTTGTAAAGAAAGTAAATTATTTACATTCTTAAATTGTTGGTCGCTTGTTGCTTGAACTGCGTTCATCACTGTTCCATTACTTGTTCCTAATATTCCCATAATTAGTCCTCCTTATTTTCTATTGGTTCTTCGTTAGTTGCCTTAATTTCGTATTTTAACATCAAATGATTCATTCTGTCTGTCATTATATTTATTTCTGTGATTAATCGTATTACTTCATCAGTAGCCGTCTTGTTATCTGCTAAAGCGGGCGGGGTTATAAACCAACCTGCGTTAGTTAATGACAAAACATCTTCTCTTGTTAAACTTTTGATTGGGCCACTTTTTAGTATCTTTGGCATCTTAGGTTTAAACGCTTTAAAATCTAATCCGTGTTTATCTGCAAGTATCTGTTGTTGTAGCATTTCTAACTGCATATAATGTGATGCGTGTTTAGGGCAATATGTTCCTCTTAGTGGTCTTCCTTTAATTACTCCATCTAAAGGAATAGGTGGTCGCATATAATCTCCTTGTTCCCAAATATGATGATACCCGCAAACAACGCACCTATCTTTTAAATTAAATTTTTTACCATATTTAATTCCTATAAATTTTTTAGGTTCTGCTTTTAAAACATTAATAAGTTCCTTTTGTTGCTTCTTTGGTTTAAAAGTTATAAACTTATATTCTTGAACAACCCCACTTGCCCTTGCTTGTTGTAAGGGATTTAGTGCAGGGTTAAATTGTTGCGGTGCGGTTTGTCCTATTAATTGGTTGTTATACATTTTAATCGCCTTTCTTGTTTAAATATTTTTTCCATTGTTCTATTGTTAGAAATACTAATCTATCTGGGTCAATTGGTTTATTATGGATATACCATTTTGTTCCTATTTTGTAAATAGGTGACTCGCTTCTGTTCCAATCAATATCCTTTCCTCTAATGCCTACTATATTTCCTTCTGTCCTTATAGTTTTGTTAGATTCAAGAATTTTAGGATTTGGTAATAGCATTCCCCTTTCATCAAATAAAGAATTATAATCAACTTTTGTTTCTTTGACATTTTCTTTAGATTCTCCGTATTCTAAGGGAAGTCCTTGTTCTTTTCCTGCCGCCCATATCAATGATTTTTTATTTTTATTATCGGGTTTAACTAAATCTCTATAATGTTCTTTTGTATATCCTTTAGGATGACTAATATATTTTCCTTGAGGTTTTAATCCTTCTTCTAATAATTTTTCTTTTGATGCCCTGCTTCCATGAAAGTGAGACACTTCGCCATAAGGATTTAAAAAATCTGGGTCATAATTGTATAATTTAGTTTGTCTTTTTAAGATATTAAACCACATAATAATCAATAATCCTTTATCATCGTCATTACGCCTCTATATACCATTTCGGGGTCTGATTTTGCCGATACTATATATTTGAAACAAGGTATTCCCTTGTCGTTCAACTGCCTCATTCCATACTTAAAAGGTTCAAATATTTTATGTTTGTCTATGGTTTGGCCTTCTTCTAATGGATATTTTTCTCCCCATATGTCATATTTGTTAGCCCATATTCCGATAGCCATAGGATAATCCGATTCTCTTTTTTTCCTATTTGTTGGCCATAAATCCGACACAATGGTATCAACTAAAAACTTCCATGCTACTTGATGGTCTAAATTTGCTTCATTATCTAAATGCCTATGGTCTATCATAAAAATAATATATTTTACTCTACGCTTTTGCATATCTTTGACCCATTCTTTCCAATAAATCGCTTCCCCTCCTATGTCAGCACTTTTTATTGTATGTGAATCACCATCAATTTTTACATTTTTTCTTGATGCTCTATGTAGTCCTACTGTTCTTTCATTAATTTGAGGAACTTCTCCCCTTGTTCTTAATTGGTGACTTAGTGTTGTTTTACCAACCATTGTTGCTCCATACACTCCAAAATTAATAGCGTGGACTTTCTTCCAAAAACCAATAACTGCTTCACCAACTAATATAGCAAAGCCTGTCATTAATGACATATCAATGACCCCATAAACCCGATACTTTTTCTATAATCCAACCCATTACATTAATATCAAATACGCCCATTATGTTTCCAATTAGAAAAGCGGATAGCCCTACACAAGAACCCCAAAACCATGCTCTCATTTTCAAAAAGAAAATATCGGCAGAATGCGCTCTTGTTTGATTATAAGCATAATCGGAGTCCGAGAACCCCATTAAATCTCCAAAGACCATTCTTTCACCGCCTATTGTAATGCGGCTAAGAACTCATTACCAACAGTATTCTCTTCTTCTTCTTGAATACCTTGATAAAGATTAGTATTGTATTGTCTTGCGCTTTCACGCATCTTGTTTCTTTGTTGCTCGTCTCTTGCTTTTCTTTCCCAAAAGGCCGCTATCTTTCTATCAAGAAGCCACATTTCTATCTTGTCATTTAAGACTAAATCAAAAACGGCCTTCATAACCATGATTGCACCTATTGTTCCTAATCCAAATAAAACCGAATGTGCTAATGCTCCATAAGGAAATCCTGTTCCGAATTGAGCATACGCCCAAACATTTGTTCCACTTAATGCTCCAACAAAAAGTATAGTCATAACTAAACGGGTATCTTGGCTTAACGCTGGCATAATAAAACCTCAAGCAAATTCAATAGAAACTGCAACTGAACCTGCATCTTCTTCAAAGAATAATCCATTTGAACAGATTACTCCATGCATATCAAATTCAATTGTTTGATTAGCGGATAAAACAATCCTTGCTAATTCTTTACCGCTTGCTGCACTTGCATTATCCCACACTTTTACAGTTGCGGCTGAACCTGCAACCTCACAAGCATGAATAGAAATCAATTTACACTTTCCGGAATAAACTACTGCGCTTCCGGTCAATACTCCGCTACTTCTGCAACTTGCCATATCTCTATCTCCTTCAAACCATGAACAGGGGCTTTCCCTATTAATGCTATGGGTCTATTATTCTTCTAAAGAAGCCTTTTTAGGTTTAGCAGGGGCTTTCTTTGCTCTTGTTTTAGCAGGTAATAATTCCTTACACATCTCATCGTGCGTAGTTATTTCTTTACCAAAAGCCTTAGTTAGCCTTGTAAGCATTTTAGGGTCAATTTGTTTCAAATCTTTCCTATCGCTTTCAGTAAAAGAAATATCTAAGTTAGAATCACCATATACTCTAAGAGCATCAATAGCCTCTACTTCAACGGTAGCGTCTCTATTTAGTATTTCACCAAACATCAACAAAGTCTTAGACCTTGCTCCTTTGGCTAATTTAATTGTTGCCAACTAAATCACCCTCAAAGCAATCCATAAACTCTAATCCTAACAATCCCTTCATCGGAAGTTCCGGCTAATTGAGCCGAACCTGTTGAAAGAATAATTTTAGCACTACTAATGGATTCATATGCCCCTGTATTGGAAACAACTGCTCTTGCTGATTGCCCTATTTCTTCAACTCCTGTCACCATTAATTGAGTTATTTGGCTCAATCCGACAGAAGCAGCAGTTAGAGTTATTCCACCTTGAACATAAGCGGTAATATTTACAATGGCATCAACCATATACTCATCACCAATTGCTTTAGGCTTTGTAAAACCTTTATGGTCTGCTAACAAACTTACTGTGTGTGTCAATTAAATCGCCTCACAGAAGGTTTGTAATTTTGCCTTGACCCTTAAAGTATGAACAGCCCATTTCTCCCATTGTTCGGTAAAGAGCCTTGTTTCCAAGAGAACCGACACCGAATGGGTTTCCGTTTGAAATACCATCTTCAAAGTATTGAGTTGGTTTCATAACAGATAGCCACAAATGGTCTGTATCAAGGAAAAGCATATCACTAATCAAAGAAGAGTTTGTTCCTGTTGAAGTCATAGCAGCAACCGGAATCATTGGTATGTCGTAGTAAGTTGAAACTCTAAATCCGACTTCTTGACCCTTTACGCCTCTTACTCCATTAACAGTTGGAACAATTTCCTTTCTATCCATGAATCTTTCTTGGGCTTGTAGCAAGTCCGAGATAGTTTGTAGAGTATCATATCCTGTTAGAATAACCTTTGGAGAACCACCGGCAACTCTTAGTCTTCTAATCATATCGTTTAGAACAGTTAGAGTTAATTGTCGTGCTTCTGCTGAAAGGTAGCCATCACCGAAAGAAACTTCGGAATCAAGATATTCATTTCCTGCTGCACTTCGTAGTTTTCCATAAAGTGTATCAATTGCTTGGTCTGTTGCACCATCTACAAGGTTTCCACCGGAGTTATCCGCTAATTCGGTAATTTCAGCCGAGTTAGAAACAATCTTCAATAGAGAAGTATATCCTCTATCAATGGCATTTGCGGTAGCATAAGCAGTTGTTGGAGAATAGTTTTCCAAAGGCATAACAAGCATTTGGTTTTGGACTTCTGCGTGATGCTTGCCCATATCTTCTCTTAGTTGCGCTCTAATATCGCCAATTCCATCATCAATAGAAGCCATTTCCATAGCCAATTCACTGAAAGAGAATTGATGTGCAATAATCTTAGGGCTTGTAAATAGTGTATCATATTCCGGTGCAATTGAAATCAAACCATCTGTATTTGAATCAAGACTTGCATTTTCCGGAACACCACCAAGACGGTCTGCTCTAAGTGCATCAGCACCATATAATCCATCACTTAATGCGGTATTTGAAGCGGCAGAAACATCTAATTGGTTTCCTGCTCCACCGGCAGGTCTTTTCTTTAAAATTCTCCAACCACTTGATGAATAAGGTCTTTTTGAAATAACCGATAGTGCATTACATTCTCGGTTTAGCATAGACCATACTTTTTGGCCGTAAATCTTGTTGTAAAGATTTGCGTTAATGCCCGATGGTGCGCTTAACGAGCCATCGTGTGCAGTATGAATACCTGCTACTGTTCCTGCGGCCTTAAGCAATTGATTGCTAATATGGCCTGTTGCGCCTGTTCCATAGGTTTGTGCTTCTAAGTCTGCTATTGTATTAATATATCCTGTCATAATAAATCACCTTCAATTAAGTCCTCCGACCATTTTATGAATATCCGACCAATCCATTTCGGCCAATTCATCCATAGATGGGAGTTCAACGGTTGCCTCTTCTTGTGCTTTTAGGATTGTTTCCTTTTCAGCAGTTAGAGACTTTCTTAATGCGGTAAATTCATCCTTTAGAGATGCAATTTCACTTGCCGCATCATATTGAGATTTTGCCAAAATAGATTCTTTTGCAGAAACTTCGTGGTTAAATCTTGTTTCAAATGACTTTTGGAGGTTATCGTAAGCCAACTTTTCAAGTTGTTCTTGACGGAAAGCCTCGTAAGCCTTCTCAATGTTTCCAACGGACAAATCAAGAGTTTCTAATTCGCTGTTGTCAAATGCTTTAACAACGGGCAAATCAGATGCTTTAGGCTTTCCACCGCTAATAACAACTCTATCAGCAGGTTCGCCTATTTCTATTCCGCCAGCATCAAGAGTATTTAGAACCGCTTTTGCTTCGGTGTCTAAATCTTCCTCTTCTGTGGTGTCCATGTATTCGCCTTTATCCATTTCTTCGGTCAAAGGTTCTGTTTTTTCTTCTTCTTCTTCCTTGCGTAGAGTATTGACTTCTGCCATTAGCGCATCTAACTCTTCAAGTGCTTTTTCTATTTTGCTCATATTTTTCACTTCCTTTTTTGTGTTTTTTTCTTGCTTTAAAATATCAAATCTTGCTTCGGGGTTAATTCCTTTTTCACATATTGTTACTTCATGTAATTCAAGTTTGCTAATTTCATTGTAATCTCCTAATTCTTGGTGGTTTTTCTTTACTTTTTCTAAAGCCTGTCCTCCAATACTAAATGACCTCAATGAACCTTTTCTTATGCCTCTATTAATTTCTTTGGCTTTTTCTATATCGTCTCTTAACTTAATTACTACAAAGAATCCTACATCATCAACTTCGGTTTTCCATAACTTCCCTGCTTTGTCTCTATATGATTTTACTACTTCTCCAACTTGAACATTAGAATGATTTGTCATTACATTTCTAAACTTTGGGTTCTCCATATATTTTTTAACTGCTTCGTTAAGTGCTTTGAGTGTGATTAAGTCATTTTGTTTATCAACGATTTCGATGCTTGCATATCCTCCAATCATTAAATCGTCTTGTGCTTTAAGAATCCTGAAATCGTGTCTGCTTCTATTCATTACAGATGATACCATTCCTCTCAACCCTTT